AGGAATATCACACTCGGCCCTGCCATTAAGGGCAACATCACTATGCTATAACGAGTGGTACAGAGATCAAAACTTACAACCTTCACTACCAATACCACTGGACGATGGGCCGGACCCGGAGTCAACATACAAACTAACTAGACGCGGAAAAAGACACGATTATTTTACATCGAGTTTGCCTTTTCCGCAAAAAGGCGATGCGGTTCTATTACCGCTCGGCACATCAGCGCCAATAACAGGTATGGGCGCATCAGATCAAGTATACCCGGGAACATCGAGTTCGGCATTCGAGACCGACGGGGTCGGATCGACAAATTATGCAAACTCAAGAACCTTCGATACATCGGTATGGTTCGGCGAGGAAGACCCGAATAACCCGGGATTCCCAAATATACGTGCAGATCTAACAAACGCGACAGCAGCAACAATCAACGAACTTAGACAATCATTTCAAGTTCAGCGTCTTCTGGAACGAGACGCAAGAGGCGGAACCCGCCTAATTGAGATCACGAAGGCACATTTCGGAGTCTCAAGCCCGGACTTACGGGCAACCCGCCCCGAGTATCTAGGGGGCGGATCAACACCAATAAATATTACACCAATAGCCCAAACGGGCTTTACAGCAACAGACGTACAAACGGCCGATACCCCACAAGGCAATCTAGCCGGGGTAGGCGTTGGACAATTCACAGGGCATGGATTTACTAAATCCTTCACAGAGCACTGTACACTGATCGGATTCATAAGCGTTCGCGCCGATCTAACATATCAGCAAGGCCTGAATAGAGCATGGTCAAGGTTGACCAGATTCGATTTCTACTGGCCTGCCCTCAGCCATATAGGCGAACAAGCTGTAAAAAATAAAGAAATCTTCGCACAAGGAATCGGAGACCCTACGGCCGATGAGGCTACGTGGGGATTTCAAGAAAGGTACGGTGAATACCGGTACGCACCCAGCAGAATTGCTGGGAAACTGAGGTCTAACGATCCTCAGACATTAGACGCTTGGCACTTATCACAAAACTTCCTGAGCTTGCCCGTGCTCAACGATTTGTTCATAGAGGACAATCCACCCATAGACCGCATTATCGCGGTCCCAAGCGAACCACACTTCATCCTAGACGCATATTTCAAGCTAAGATGCGCTAGGCCTATGCCGTTATACGGCGTACCTGGCATGATCGACCACTTCTGATGGTCGTCCAAGTAGCGGCCGTACCGGCCGCCGGCGCCGGTCTCGGCGCATTGGCAGGAATCGGGGGTTCCCTTCTAGGGGGACTCTTCGGACGTAGTTCCGCAAAAAAGTCCATTGCCTTCCAAAGAGAGATGGCAACAACAGCCCATCAAAAAGAGGTCGCGGATCTCCGCGCCGCTGGGCTGAACCCGATATTATCGGGAATGGGGGGAAGCGGAGCGCGAGCGAGCGGGGGGGCAGTGCCCACCACACCAGATTTCGCCAGCTCCGCTATGGCGTCAATGCGCCTAAAGGCAGAAATCGATAACATAAAATCATTAACAGAGTTAAACAATGCCAAAAAGGGAGTAATCGATCCGGTTTCTATACTCGGTGAAACACTGGGCGAGGGCTTAAGCTCCGCCAAAGGTATGATAAGCGAGATGTTTACTCGAGCAAAACAAAGAAAAAGAGAATCAAAAGCAAAATCCAGAGTACGCGCATATAAATTGAAAGCTCCTTTCAAACAAAAAGCGACTCCACTATACACCAGAGAAACTTATGGCAACTAAAAAAAATCCATTCACAGTACGCTCAGCGTACGGAAAGAAAAAGAGATACGGCGATATCGGCGATCTCGGAGAATCACTAACCAAGCAATCCTTCACAGAGGAATGCAACATTAATAACATAATGCAAAAATATCAAAAAACGGGAGCTATAGATCACGTAAATAAACACGAAGCCAGTTATGGCTTCGCAACGAGCCTAGACTTCCAGTCTGCGCTCGAAACGGTAGCTAGAGGAAGAACTATGTTCGACGAACTACCATCATCGATACGAAGTAAATTCGATAACGATCCCGGAAAATTCTTGGACTTCGTACAAGATGAAAAAAACATAACAGAAATGCAGGAACTAGGACTATCAAATAAAAATCAAATCAAAAAAGAGGACACAATACCTGCAAAACAGGGCGAAGCCCAAATCCCCGAAGGGGATGATAAAAAACCGGCGACCTCGCCGGAACCGGAATCGAAATAATGCAAATTAAATTCTATTTAATGCATCTAAAAACACTCCTCAAAAAACCAACAATTCACTACACAAAAAAGAGGAAAATAACGATCCAGAACAGAGGTATCTGGGGAGTCAAAGTACATATCTCTACTTGACGTATATGTACAGAGTGACTAAAATTAGGCACTCTAAACAAAAACGGAGAAAAATCAATGGCTTTTCGACGAAAAATCAGTAAGCGAAAATCAAAACGGCTATTTAGCCGTACAGCAAGTAGATCACATAAGAAAAATTCCCAAGGCCGCATCATGCGCGGCGGGTACAGAATATAACTTGCTACCATCCGATTAAGGCCCATCAAGCTGTAAGCGGGGGCCAATTAAAATTCGGAAAGTCACCACCTGGTGACAAAGCTTACAAATCAGTCTGGATAAAATGCGGCCGCTGTATAGGCTGCCGACTGGACTATTCAAGGCAATGGTCAGTCAGGATCATGCATGAGGCACAGATGCATGAGGAAAACTGCGTAATAACGCTAACATATGACGACCAACATCTCCCACCTGGGGAGACACTAATAAAAAAACATTACACAACATTCATGAAAGCTCTCAGATATGAACTGAGGCCAAAAAAAATCCGATTCTATCACTGCGGCGAGTATGGCGAGCTCGAGGAAGATATCGGAAAACCACAACTAGAATCACGCCTCGGGCGTCCCCATTATCATGCATGCATATTCAATCATCAATTCGAGGATTTAGAGCTATGGGAAAAGAAAGAAAACGGAAACGTTTATACTTCACAGCAGCTGGAAGATATATGGGGCAAAGGGTTCGTAACCGTAATGGACTTAACCTTAAAATCCGCCGGCTACGTCGCAAGATACATAACCAAAAAAATCAACGGAGATTTAAAAGATGATCACTACAAAAAGGTATGCGAGACTACCGGCGAAATTTATTCAGTTCAACAGGAGTACTCAACGATGTCCAATAGACCTGGTATCGGGTCAAAATGGTACGATAAATTCAAGGGAGACGTATTTCCATCAGACGATATTATCGTTCTGTCGAAAAACAGCTACCATCATGTTCCCACGCCGAAATTCTACGATACTAAGCTCGAGCGAGAGAACCCAACTCTATACGAAAAAATTAAAATGGAGAGAAAAGAATTCGCCGAAAAACACATAAAAAATAATACGTTAAAAAGACTTATCACTAGGGAAGTCTGTAAAAAAGCCCAAGTAAGCAATCAAAAGAGAAACTCAATATGAAACATAAGATCTTCACAATATTCGACAGCAAGGCTAAAGCTTACCTCACTCCATTCTTCTTGCATGAAGATGGTATGGCAATCCGCGTGTTCGCGGACTGTATCAACGATGAAACACATCAATTCGGGAAACATCCTGAAGACTATACACTATTCTGCATCGGATCATGGGACGATGAAAAAGCGAAATTTTTAACAAATAACCCAATTGCTCTTGGCAATGGTATAGAATTTAAAACCTTCAGGGATCTTTCAGATATGAAAGAATTCAACGAAGAACAACAGCAATTATTTACCGATCCGCCAGTAGGCGATTTAAAAGAGGTTCAATAATGCAACACCAACGGGCTACATCAAGAAAGTCAGTAATGACTCACCAATTCTCAGAAGTCCCAAAAGCAAATATACCCAGATCATCATTCGACCGATCAAGCGGAATAAAATTATCCTTTGACGGCGGGTTCTTAATCCCGTTCTGGTGGGACGAAGCACTGCCCGGCGATACATTCGCATTAAAAGCAGCAGCTATAGCAAGGCTATCAACACCAATATTCCCAACCATGGATAATATGTTTATAGAAACACAATTCTTCTCAGTCCCTAATAGATTACTATGGGATAACTGGGCAAAATTCATGGGAGAACAAAAAGATCCTGGAGATTCAACCGACTTCACAATTCCCCAAATAGTATCCCCGGTAGGGGGGTACTTAAACGAGTCAATATATGACTACATGGGAATACCAACATTAATTCAAGGAATATCACACTCGGCCCTGCCATTAAGGGCAACATCACTATGCTATAACGAGTGGTACAGAGATCAAAACTTACAACCTTCACTACCAATACCACTGGACGATGGGCCGGACCCGGAGTCAACATACAAACTAACTAGACG